CAAAGTTTAAATCATAATTAAACACATTGTCTGGCAAGTCCAAATAAAAGAACTCATCAAAATCAGCAATATATAATCCCGTCTTTTCTTCTTTACCTTCAAAATTTAAAGTAAACCCGTTAAACTCTCCTTTTTCATTGCCTGAAGCGTTGGAAAGATTACAAACCATTCCATTGTCAGCCCCAAATAAAATATAATACCCATTATTATCGAATGTAATCACCCTAAAATCATTCCTTACAAATACATTTACATCATAGAACGTGTAAACTTTAGGCATATTTATAGAAACTTGTTGAGCAAAAGAAACATTCCCTTTATCTAAAGTAGATTGTTGATTGAAATTACCCTCAACTTCAAACTCGTAAACCTGACTGTAAGGAAACTCATCCAAAGAAATACCTACCGTCCTTATTTGAGTCTCGTCGTATTCCACGTAAGGCAATAAATAAGCCTTTTGAATACCTCCTAAAGTGTCCTTGCATTTCCTTGTATAATCGCTGTAAGTATCGCTCATGAAATCCTCCAATCATATTGTTGACTATCTCTCCCAAAATACCAACCGCTTTTTACTTCTACATTCTGAGCGTTCACTTCGTCTTGCCAGCGTTTATATTCGGGAAGTGTGTTTTTACAAATCCATTTATTAAAACGTATAATATCCGACTGTGCATAAGCATGGTATGGTGCTGATATTTTTTGAATGTCATCATTTGATAGTGTTTCCCTATTTTCTGCTGTATGCCTGTAAGCTCCTCCGTTGTCTATCATAAATGAAGATAGTTCAATGTACTCAGCCAATGCCTCGTGCTTCGTTATTGGATGTACATAATCATCAAATAATATTTTATACAATCCTGCGTATGTAGTTGGGACTGTAAAATCGTCAATCATTTTATCGTACAGCTCAGTCCCTAATAATGGCTCTATTACCCTCTTTTGAGCAAAGGCAATATTAACTACTATTTTATCAGGATCAACATTACCCCCTAAAATTGTAGTGGCTGCTATGTCTGCTGGTGTTACGAATAATACTTCTGCCATTTTATCTCATATTATGTGGTGCAATTGATACTTTTGTGTCGTTTACAGGGACTTTATATCCCTTTCTACGTGCTGCACTGGTGCTAATTATCTCTGCAAGTGGTGATTTTACATCTACGGACACGCCTTTTTTAAGATAAATCTGTCTATTCCACTTATGTTTGCAAGTTCCGTTCGGAAATTCTTTAGATAAAAGACCGCCGCCCTTATATAACCAGATAGAATAAGGCTTATTTGGTGTTGGACTCATGCCAAAGCCGGGATTAACTGTCTGATTTCCCATCTGAATAATGTCTTCTTTACGATAAACCTTGTTAGCCCGCATCATTTGTTTGCAAAAATCCCTTTCTGGTGCTGCATTCCCTACATATTTATAGCGAATAACTATATCTTCGCTATCTTGTGTACTCTTTGCGTTAGGCCTTGCCGTTCCAGTGCTTGCAAATTCTAAGTTTTCGTTGTAATCCACCTCATCATCTGCAACTAAATCGTATTCCATCATGTCAATATCTTCACCTAAATTGATAAGGTTAAATACTGGATGGACTTCTGAAAAACTAATGCTTTCTTTAACTTCTTCTTGTACGTTTATCTGCTCTGTAAGTGGTTTAAATCGTAAGTCTAATACTAAGTCATAGAATCCGGCAATAGACTCAAAAGCATCTGTAATATAGCTCTGTTTAGGCTGGATAACTCTTTTCATTAATTGAGCCTCTGCGACGTCTAACTCCTCAGCGTTGTTTCCCATTCCGGTGTTATCCTTGATGCCGAAAAGCATAGGACTTGTTACCCTGTGTGCTGTTAAAAGTTGTTGTCTTGCTTCTGATACTAAAAACTCCCATTGCTTGTGAGCGTCGTTCCCTTCTATATTAGTAACTGTTATCTCTGCGTCTGTTCCATTAAAGTTTATAATGAATTTACCAGCATTAGATGAACCTACAAGTTTCTGTCTTATCTGGCGTTCCATCGTGTCCTTATCTTCAGAACTGTAAGAGTTACCGTTTGGAATGTTGATAATATACCCAAAGCTTAAACCGTTCCTAATATGAGACACGTAATAATTTGCGATCTCTTCTTCTAAATCTGCATAAGGTAATCCGGCTAAATAATCAGGATCACTAAAATATTTCTTCCCTGCCTTATATGGTCTGATTGCAAATATTTCTGATTGTGTTCTACTCTCGCTTAGTATTGGTAAAAAATCAGGTGGGTTTTGATTTACCTTAGCCCAATCTTCACTAAAATAATACCCTTCTATTTCGTTGTCGTCGTTTACTTTTTGCGGTGCTGTTCCTTCCTTCGGTATATGAAAGAGAGTAGGTAATTTATTTGCTCCTTTTGCTTTTATAATCTGAATCGCTGCTTCTCCGTAAAGTTCAAAATCAGAGATAATCTTTTTAATCTCAACAGGTGAAATCATTTTCTGAAACTTCACCCAATCAGTTAGATTTGTGTTTAAATTCTGCAAGCCTTGACCGTACATCAAATCTATGTAGGAATTTATGATAGCCGCATTTGTTGAACTTCCGTTATATCTGCCGATTATGTATTGATAGAATGAATTTTTTTCACCGTTCAGAACCCAATCCTTACTGGATACCTCTTTAATTGCCGGACGAACATATTTGTTCATCTGTATTAATCGAATATTATTATTGTCCTTCTTATCCATACGTAAAATAGTTTTCTGTTATATCAAAATCTTGTGTCTCTTGTTCAGTAGCGAATATCTGACCGCGCCAAACCACCTCATCAATCTCAATTAATTTAACTGTGTACTTGTCCCTTTCTGTAAAGTCATAATCAAAAGTAATAGACAGAACGCCTTCGGTTAAAACGGAAGTATATGCAACTACTTCATCTTTATCATCTGTTAGACTTGACAGAGTTAAAACAGCATCTACAAAACCGTAGTATCTTGGAATTATTCCTATTATATGTGTCGTATTATTTGGATTTACAACCTTCATACTTATATAACTACTTTTATCTGATTACGTTACTAAAAAAACCGCATCCCAAAAGGAACACGGCTCAAAACTAAACTTATGAAAAAAAACTCTATGGAATCGGTGTTACTATCGCCAAAAATGCAGTAACGGTTGCACTGTCTAAAATCGCCCCTATATCTCCGGTTGTTGAAGTACCTACCAAAGTATAACCGTTTAAATCTGTTTTAACTCCACCTGTTGCAGCGTTGACATTAAAATCAATACCGTCATCAATACCTATTGTATGGTAATTACCGTTTCTGTCCTGCACTACTGCCATCGGAAAACCTTTGGCTAATAACATCATTTCGGCTGATGTTCCAGCGTCAATTTGTTTTAATACTGCTGTAATAGTTTGAGTTATTACCGTAGTGCCTGTATTTCGATCTGTAATCCCATCCTGAACAAGCGTGTTCAAATCACCCTCTAGCTCATATTTAAAAGCCTCGGTTAGTGCAACGTTCATTGCCGTAGCTTCACCAGCTACAACCGTGAACGGGTCTTCTAAAAAATTGAATAAATAAAGTGCTGTATTTCCTCCGAGTGAATCTTTACAAACTTTATCCCTTCCTACTGTTATGTCGCATGCCATTTTATTAATTTTTAAGGTTAAAAAAAGGCAGACAAACAATGCCTGCCTTTAATATAAAGTTCGTATATCTTAGTCGGTTAATAGTAACCAAACAATATCTTCTGAGTTGTAATATCCTACCCCTGCATTATATACCATTTTAGCTCGAACTAATCCGGTCAAAAGTCCAATTTCATCCTCATCAACGAAACTCAATTCATTGAAATCAGCTTGTAGACCTGTTGCGAATACCATATTTTTCTTTTCAAAAACTACAATAGTATTATCAGGTAACCCGTTAACCTCAGTTAAGGTATATCTTCCAAACTTCGCCTGTTTCTCTTCGCTAGTACCATCGTTAGCCTGACCTAAAGAAATCATCTTGAAGTTGTACGCTTGAAATACATCAGGCGAAACAATAACCGCTAAATCTTTGCGTCTTAAAGGAATTGGAACGGCTGCTAAAGCCAGCTTAATATCTGCCTGAACTGTTGACTCAAGAACCGAATGTCCCGGTGCTGTGATACCGTTACCGTCTTTAATAATAGCTGCGTCTGCTGTGAATTGCTCAATATATCCACCAAATTCTCCGGCTGTTGCTGCTAGTCCTGTCCAAATATCTGTGTCTATTTTCTCAGCCTGAGAAGATAACATTTCCATTTGGATAGCTTCCATGATGTCGGCAGGTGCATTGTTATTGTGTGCGCTTGCTCCCAACTTGTCCTCACTCCATGTCTGTCTGAAATCCTCTTTACAAACCTGTAAAGGGTTCATTAATTTCTCCGGCTCGATTACCTTTTCCGATAAAACTACTGCCCCCTGTGGTGTAAATCCGCAAGTATAATCTACCGTACCGTCTGAATAACGGATTCTTTTTAGATTGTATTTGTAGTTTACATTCTCTGCTACGGTCAATAAACCGAGTCTTAAAGTATCAGCCTCTTTGAATGCTGCCCCAATTATCGCTCCGGCTTCTTTGCCGACATAATTACTTGTTACGTTTAATTCTGTTGCCATTTTATTTAATTTTTAATTTATGCTGCTCCGGTGAATGTAATTGCGGCGGCTGTCACTGCTGAACCTTCAACATACCATGCCGAACCGTCAGATTCTATTGATACCCAATCCCCAATCAATGCTTTTGTGTGAACTATCGTAATCACATCTTCAATGGCTGCCGCAACTACTGCTCCGGCTACTTGTGCGCTTCCTGATATAACTTTGGAAGCTGCTGTTATAGTCCATGCTGACGTAATTACATTGGCTGTGCATAGAAATTTATAATTCAATCCTGCCGCTACTGCTGGCAATGTGATTGCCTCGCCAACGGCATCCAATAGAATAACCTTTCCTGAATCGGAAGCGGTTAAAGTGGTATCCACTGAGATTGCTTTATAATCAACCGCAGCGTCCATTGCTCTTTTTAATTTTTATATTGTCTGATTTTCTCTAAAATTCTGCCGTTCTTATTCAATGCAATCGTTGCCATTTGTACTTTTGGCTTCTCTCTTGGTTGCTCTGACATTATAACAATCTCACTATTCATGCCCTTTAATTGCTTTTCAATCGCATCAAATCTCTCACCGTACTTTATCAGGATAGATTTAATATCATTGGCTACTGTGGCGGCTTCGTCTGCTGCTGCAACTGGCTCTACTGGTTTAGCTGCTTCTGCTGCCTCTCCTTCTTTTGGTGTGATCGAACCAATAACACCTTCTTCCTCGATTACCAAAATACTACCATCCTCTAAAGGATATTTTCCAACTGGTGCGGGTATTTTGTTTTCTGGATCAGTCTTATCAACTGCAAAAACATTTGCACCCGGCCCTGGTGTTTCGCCATCATACTCAAATATGATTTCGCCACCCTCCATAATTACCTCACCCAATTTAACTTCAACCACCTCTTCAACAACTTCCTCTTTCTTCTCAGGTGTTTCTTTTAATTTGAGCGCAATGGCTAACTTATCGCTAACCTCTTTTAATGTCTCAATAATTTTACTCATGCTTAATTCTGTTTTATTTTTAACTTCCTTCAACTTTACAATCGCATCAATAGAAAAACCTGTTACTTTTCCGGTCTTTACATAGTCGTTCCAAATCTCATTAGAATCAACTTTCATCGCAACCAACCAACTACCCTCTGGATATTCCAAACCATAAACATTTGACTTGTCTTTCTTCGGGTCTGCTACAATCCAACTTTCCACGAAAGTCACACCTAAAATTTTAGTGCTATGTTCTAAAGATGAATTTTTATGTGAGTCTGAAATAAAGAAATTGTGTGCTAGTTTTTTTATAGTCTCATCTGAAAAAACGATGCTAAACCAACTAAAAGCCGTTGTTCTTCGTCAATTGTAGCAAGTTTTAATTCAGTCTGTTTTAAGACTTCCTGTTCCTGTTCCGATAATTGAATAAAAGCCTCTTTTGTAGCTGGACTTTCAACAAGTGAAATTCCAAATACACCTTTTAATTCTTCGTCAAATATAGCCTCGTAAGTTATTAGCTTCATATTCTTATAACTATTTTTGTGCGTGTTTGTTACATTTACTGACTTTTGTCATGTTTATTCTCGTTTGGATTGTTTTACTTTGTTGAATGGGAACTAAGAAATGTACAAAGTGCGGGGAGGTTAAAAGTCTTTCAGAATTTGGTAAAATAAAAAGTGGAACATTTAAAGGAAAACAAAGATATAGATTATCATCACAGTGTTATGGGTGTAAAAAAGATCATGAATTATTTAAAACTTGCACTATATGTAACTGTAAACTACCTAAAACAAAAGAACATTTTCAAACTAGAAAAGATAAAAGCGGTACAAAAATATATGTATTCTTTCGTCATGCGTGTAGGAAATGTCTCAATGCAAAAGTAGCAAAGTATAAACGCGAAAAATATTCTAAAGATATTGTAAAAGGTAGAATAGAATCAAGAAGAAAATATTGGAAAGACCCAATAAGATCAAGAGAGAATCAAAGGAGATGGAAAGAAAAAAATCCAAATAACTCAATAGAAAGAGATCGTAGAAGAATAAAAAATTTAGGGTCAAGCTACATCGCATTAATGATCGGAATGCCAGTAAATGAATGCCCACAGGAATTAATCGAATCTAAAAGACTCGTAATACAAATAAAAAGAGAATTAGGAGCTACTAATTTTAATAAAAGATCTACACGTTAAAAATTAAAACAATGGAACAAAAAAGAGATTTAAGTTTTGAAGTGAACAACAGTATTGAATTAAACAAAATGCTTACGGGTGTTTTAATGGATGTAAGGAGGGGAAATTTAGACCATGATACTGTTAAAAGTATTACGTTGGTTGCTGACAAAATCAACAAGAATAATGTTAATGCGTTAGAGTATAAAAAACTAACAAAGAACAATAAAGATTTAACATTTTTTGAAGAGTAATTAACAGGGGGCTTATAACGATGCCCCCTCAACTATCTTCCTGTCAAGCTCCTGAGATGTGCTTACATCGCTACTAACTACAAAGGCTCTTACAGGTTTTAAAGTAGTTTGTAACCCTTCAGCTATTTGGTTTGTTCCTGTCCCTTGTACTAGGTTAAAACTTGGTGCAGTGGTGCCGCCTCCTGTACTTCCTCCCCCGCTTTTCCCTGTTGGGTCTGAACTTTTAATTTTATTTAATTGAAGTAAACTAAACGCCCCCGCAAGTCCGGCTTGAATAAATGGATAAGCAGGATTCAATGCTGTGATAGGTGATTTCTGAGCAGTTGAAAAAGCATTTTGTACTGACTCAATTCCTGAGATTCCAGCACTAGCAATAGCAAAGGCTTTCCCTGCTTTTGAATCTTCATCTACAATCTGCCCTATTAAATTAGATGTTTGCCCGGCAAGTGCCGTTTCAAATCCTTGCGTATCTTCAGCTAATTTTAATTTATCATTAGCGGCTTTTCTGTCTGCCTCTTCTTTTGCTAAAAAGTTTTTCTCTGACTCTTCCAAATCAGCTTCCATCAATTCATTAATCTCATCAAAATATTCTTTATCTATTTCAGCCCTTTCCCTTAATAATGAATTTTGATTAACTAACTGCTCACTTCTAAAACCTTCAATTTGTGCTTGTATTCCTGCCTTCTCGTTCAACGCATCTTGTAAAGCAATTTGATTTTCAATGTTATTATTTAAGGCTAGTTGATTTCTTGCGGCTTGAATTGTTAGTTCAGCATTTCCAAGCATCAACTTTTCTTGTTCGTTCAATACCTCACCAAGTCTTTTGTTAGCTTCAATCCTGTCCTCGATCAATCGCATATCGTCATCACGAATCTGTCTGAGTTGTTCCGCTTGTCTGTCGTATTGCTCAATTAATCCTCTATTTATTGACTCTGCTAGTAATGCTTGTTTATTTAACTCAGTCATTTCTACCGCAACTCTCTTAACATTTACGAAATAATCAGCAAACGCCAACGCCCCTTTTTCAACCGTTTCAGCTAGACCACCAAACAATTCAGCTCCAATTATTGCCGCTGTTGCAAAGTCCCCTGACAATACTGCCCCTGCCATACGAGCAAGCCTCCCAAGCCAATTAAAAGTATTAGAGATGCCGTTGGTAAATGACTCCCAACTGAAATCATTAAAGAATTTTTGCATAGCCTCCATCGCAGGCATGAAGTTGTTAATAACAAAATTAAATAAATCTTTAAAGACTAACTCAACTACGGTCATAGCAGTAGTGAAAATATCCAGTACCTTTTGATTCCTGCCTAGTATCTCTGCGAGCTTTGCGAACAGTGCAATTATCAAACCTATTCCAGCGGCTTTCAATGCTGTACCTACTCCCTTGACTGCTGTACCTACACCCTTTAATCCTTTCTTTAATTTAGTTGTAGAATCAACGCTTTCTTGTGCTTCTTTCCCTACGTCCTCAACGCTGTCGGCTAATTCGTCAACTTCCTTAGTTACCTCTTTTAATGCGTCGGCCGCCTTGTCCGCGTCTACATCTATCACTATGGTTTTTGTGATTGTCATAGTATTCTTTTTAATCTTCTTTTAAATCCCTTCCAGGTACTTACAAGCTGGTTCTTTCCTTTGGCTATTTCTATTGTTTCACTGCCTCCGTAAAAGTCGGCACTCCGAACTAAATCAACAATATGTATAATATCTATTTTCATAAATTCACTAAATTAAATTCAGTTTTCCCGGTTGTTAAATCAGTTGTGAAATTATCTATCCTATAATAATTGAATCCGATTTTAAGTATATCGTTCAATGTCAAATCTAAAAGAATAGAAACGGGTAATGTCTTTGCATGAAATCTAAAGTTTCGCCTCTTTACATTAAATAAAGATTCAACATATTCTTGATGATAGTTTGAGTAGAGTGTATTTGTTATTAATGCACCGCTAAAATTGTTAAACTCTTCAGAGAATATAAAAGAATGAGATTGATTGTCATCGTCAATAACGTGAGATGCAGTGTTTATATTAAGTTTAATCTGTGCTTTCCCTCCGCTATCGTTTATTAGTCCAATGCCACCACCTCCAACAGCTTTTTGCTGCCTGTAAAATATATGAGGCTTTGGATTTGCTTTGTTTAGATTTTCATCAATTATAGCACCGTACATTAATTCTATATTGTCAACTCCACTTGCGTCTGTTAATCTTTCGTAAACAACTTGCTCAAAAGGTAACTCAATCTCTAATGATTCACCGTCTAATAGTTTACCATTGTCGTCTCGAATCTGTGCTTCTTCATCTCCATATCCTTTAAGGTTGTTTTTCTCAAATTGAACATTTAAAATAGTTGTTGGATCTTGAAATTTATATTCTATTGTATTTAAAATATTACCCCTTGCAACCTCCACTTTCTCAATGTCAATGTAATTGGTTAAATCTAAAGTTTGCCCTTCGTCGTAATAACTCGTAACTGTATCAACAAATGTAGTTCCG